AAACGTCGCATCTTAAAACTTTGGCCTTTTTTAATGCTTTCGACTGAATATGATATTCAAGAACTTCGCGTTGCTTTTAAAAACGTTAACGAAGTTCTTTATAAACTTTGTTGGTTTAAGAAAGCGCCAATGAAAGCAATACACTACTCTATGTTTACTGACTTATTTAAGAATGGTCGTGTGTTGCAAAATTTTAATGCCCCTGCTAGAGCTTTTGCTCATAGAGAAACGGATTCGCTCGTTTATTGGATTCAGAATTATTCATTTTTTTTAAGTTTGTTTTGTGGTTTAAGAAGTAATTCTTTTACTGAGAAATATCTTAAGTATGTTGACTCCATTAATGAGCGCTTACCTGCGTTGAATAAGTCTCTACCCGGTGTTGAAACTAAACTTGCTTGGGACCAGCTCCGGCGTATGGAAGCTAGTAGTTCTTGTCATCCTTATGTAGTTGAGAAAGCTGAATCTCAGATGCTTTCTGCCGTTAAAGCAACAGTTGTTTCTTCTATAGCTTCTTATGCTGTTTCTTCTGCTCAAGATGCTCTTTATGGAGCACTTACTGAGTGGGTGACTGCTTTTCCTAAGAAGGTGCTTGAAACTTTTACAGCTGTAGCTACTGGATCTTTTAATATAGTTAAGACTATTGGGCAATTTATATATAAGTCTTATCTATCTGTGAAAGAAGCGATTCTCAGTGTGGTTAGAACGGTCATGCCTTTAATCGAAAGCACTGAATACGTTTTTTCCGTTGCGCTCGCTCTGGTGTTATTTATGACGTCACAACTTTCTTATGCTATTTCGTCAGTTAGAGATATGGCTATACTCGGTTTTGTTTGGGCAATTGAAGCGTGTGGCTTTCCAGTCAATTATGACCTTCAGAAGTATTGGGAAATACTGTTACCCTCTCAGCCTCAAACACAATCTTTTTCTGATATAGCCCCCGTACTTGGAGCTGCTATTTCCATTGGTCTTGGCGTTGTTGACTATAAATGGCTTTCTTTAGGGAATTCAGTTGTCAATTTCACTTCTCGATTTTCTTCAACTGGTCAAACAATGTATGACGGAATTTCTTCAATGTTTGATACTATTTATTTCAAGGTGACTGGCAATCATTTTATCAAAGAGAGATCGCACATGACTGCTTTATTTGATTTTTTGGATAAGGCTAGAGAATTTTCCTCGATAAAAGATATTGAAACCCTTGTTATGGTTGACCTTGACCTTTGTAAGACTTTAGAGGATTTAGCTAGTCAAGGTCAAAAACTGAAACCCTATCTTAATGGGTTAAAACTCAGTCAAGGTAATTCTATTGCTATTAATGCTGCTCTGGTTGAGATTGAAACGCTTCACACGGATGCTTTATCTCGAGCTGACTACTATAAAACTCGAATAGAAACTCCAATGTTGTGGTTGCATGGAATTCCTGGCCAAGGTAAAACTTCTTCCTATGAGCATATTGTTGCAGCTGTTTATCACAAACAACGACTTCGCCATCCCAAGCAATATCCTGTTTCCTTTCATCGAGGTTTAATGTATTCTCGGAACCCCAATGATCCATTTTGGGAGATGTATAACCCTAGTATGTTCGCTACTATATGGGATGACGCTTTAGCTATGGCTGATCCTCTTAAACGGGGAGAGACTTGCTGTGAGTTAATTGCAGCTTGTCAAGATGGAACTTACTCCCTAAATCGTGCCTTTGATATGAAAGGGAAGAGTCTTTTTTGTTCTGCTCTAGGTGTTGTAACTAGTAATATGTGTGATGGAAAAATGCGTTCCGCTTGCGGAATGTCTGAGCCTGAAGCGTTAGTTAGAAGAATGACTTTGAAGTGTGAAGTAGTTCGTGATGAAAAGTTAAGCCTAGCCGGATTTGCGATTGTTAAGAGGAAAATTGAAGTGTCTCCCGGGTTTTTCCTTGTTCCTGGTGATCAGATTTAGAAAGTTGATCTTGAGGAAGAACCTAACTATTTTTCACTTCTCAAGATGAAACAGTATTTTGTTCCTGATTTTCCAGACGTTGTTTTTAATGTACCCGATTCTGATGTAGAAGAGTATATGCCTAATCTGGATAAAGCTTGGCAATTTATAATCGCGAGACCTGACGATGATGGCTTTTGTCGAGCTCATGGAACTCCTGGGTCCGGTTTTCCTCCTGAAATCTATCAACGTATGATAACTGAGAATAAGTTTGTTCTTTGTTTCTCTGAAGTAGTACGTATTTTAGATAACGCAATCGAAGAAAGAACTTCTAAGAGAATGGATAAGTCTAAGTTTCTTAGATCATTTGATTATTCTTCTTATGTTGATAGAACTCCTGCTTCTTTTCGAGATCCTCGAGCTCCCTGTTCTCTTCGTACTGAAACTATAAGGACGGTTCCTGGAAAGCCGAATGAACAGATACCGATAAGGAAGAAGAGCCGATGTCAGCTGTGTTTTGTGAAATTAGGAAAAAAAAACAAGCAACCGATTTGCCCAGAGTGTTCTTATTTTTTAAAGAAAAACACTAAGGTTAAGTGTAAGTTGTGTAAGAAAGAGGTCGTCGCTCATCCTAAGACTGACTTTTGTCACCTCTGTGGTAAATCTGAAATTGCCGAATCTCAAATGTTTTCCGGTCTTATTCGACGAGGAGTTACTGCAGTTGTTGTTCCTACTCTTCAAGCTTATGATGCAGTTTCAGCATTTAGGCAACAAGGAACTCCTCATCTAATTCGTTTAGATGATGAATGTTTTATAGGAACACCTTCTCATGTGACTGAAAGGTTACACCGTGGAGCTCATTTGTTAGAATTTCCTTATCCTCTGATCCCTTACGCATCCTTTTGGGAACGTTTGTGGAAGATTACTGTTTCTTATGATTCTAGAGTTAGGGAAAGTTTCAATGTGATTCTTGCCGCCTATGCCAGAGGAAGAGATCAG